GATATCTACTACGTTATTCGACATCCTTATTCATCGCCTCCATTTCTAATCCCTCTAATATCCACATGAGGTTGAATAACATCGGACTCAGGTTGATATTATTCATTTCCGCAACTGTGCGGATGGCCGGATAATCAAATCCTGCTAACCCTCCTGTGTGATATATGCGTTGACTGCGTGATAGGGTATACAGTTTCATAGCCAATTTCGTACCAAATAATAGGTGCGGAGGATTGTATTCACACTCCGAGCAGTCGAAGGACTGCCGGGTGGCGGATTGTAGCTCCCTACACCCTTGGCAATACTTCGGACGATCAGAGGACATCCACCCCCACACCTCTTTTAGTTTTTTTCGGTTGCGTCTTGTACCTGAAATGTAGCTGTGATAACTTTACCCGCAAAGTCCATAGCTTCCTTATCAGATACAGTATTAAGGTCCTCATCACTAAGGCCATATACATCCATCAAGATGAATCGCATAATATCACGGCTACGAATAATACCTGCTAGTTGATCATCTTCTTCGACTGGACAATATACGAAGTCCAATCCTGCTTTAATCAACATTTCACGTTCAGACCATGTGAGGGCTCTTGCTTTTAGTTCCTTACCTTGAATCTTCATCATTACCTCCTATTAATACGCTGCTTGCGTATTGGTTAATTCGAATAGAACGGCAGATGCCTCAGCACCATCGCCGTAGTATGCTTTGAACGGCATTTCAATGTTAACGCCTTTAGGGCCATCGATACCTGGGGAGTTACGTTCGTAAATCAATTCAGGTAATTTGATAACCAAGGAGTTATCCCCTTTGGTGAGTGTCAATTCAAGGCTAGATTCTGTACCATTTACGGCTTTGTTCAAAAGGTCCATGTTTTGGAAGAACGCTTTCAATGTGCCAGATACACCGACGATACCTGTATCGATATAAGTACGGAACCCTTTATTACCGATGGCATATGAATCACCATCCAAGCCGAAATCAATGTTAAGGCTTAGGGACAATACGTTAGCAACTGTCACGCCACCTTCTTTGATTGTAGCTTCAAGATTTTCAAATGGCGTAAATGCAATTTGAGTAGGTGCTGTATCAAATGGCACTGCCGCCATTGTTTCCTTACAGCCCATCACATCAATAGTAGCTGTTAACTCGGAGTCACCGCCAAAGTTAAGCGCCATCTTATTCATGCGTACACCGCTAAATTGTTGGTATGTGCTGATATCCTTATAGCCTTGCTCGAATGTAGCAGATGGCATATCCGGACCGATTTTGAACACATGCTTATGCGCGGAACCTGCACCGGCTGTGGAAGTAGGCGCGCCAAAGGCTAATTTCAACCAATAGCCGAAGCCGATTACATCGACCGGTGGTGTAATACTACCAGATGCGTCGATGTTACCACGGCTAGGCGCAGCGGGATTTCGGGTACCCCGAATTACATTAGAATCATTTAGATTTTGACTTGCTTTTAATGAGGAGCTAATGATTGGCATAACCACGCCACCGGTGGACGGTGTAACGCCAAAGTCAGTCTCAAAAGCCATTGTTAGTTTGGATTGTGCGCCTTGCGCACGTTTAGCTACTGCCATGTTATCCTCCTATTAATATTCAACGTGACCGCCGATTACGTGCGGTATTTCTATTGTGAATGTGGCCTTGCCTGGATACACAGGGCGCCACGATACATTATCCGTTTCATAATCAATGTTAATGACTGGATAATTAGGGTTGACGGCCATAATACATTCAATGAGTAGCTGGCCAAGTTCATCGGTTTCAAAAGCCCCTGTGTATGTAATGACACGGCCATTACGCTCCGCTTCCTTCCGATGTACACCCCATACGAGTTGGAGCGTATACGAATAGGAATCCGCAAGCCCCTCGGACTTACTGTCCATTAGGACTATAACGCATGGGCAGTCCTCCTCAAGGGGAGCCCCCGCGTCGTCATACCCTACGAATATGGATAGGTCCTTACCGTACTTTTCTTGACAAAACTCATTGATACGATCATTAGCCTTAATAGCCTCAACCCAACGGTTCGCAATCACTGCGAGTGGAATTGTTTGCATAGCTACCTCACTTTGTATACTCGATTACTGGAGCCCCATGAGGTATTACCGAGTGCATACTCACCGATTTTCTTTTCAAGAAATGGTACGAGTTTAGGTTGAAGGGCGTTACGCATTGGCCCGAAGGTTTCCCGAGGTTTAATGGTGAAGGTCGTTTTCCCCTTGGCCAACTGGAACCCATGTGCAAATAATTTCTTGCGCATGTTCTCTGTTATTTCCTTGGTGTAGCCCTTCTCTATCTGCTCCCCTAATTTCTTAGCTGAATTAGATAGCCATCCAACTTTGACCGATTCAGATTTAGCGTCGTACTGGTACCCTACGGCCCGGTACATTTTGCCGAGAGGTGTATATCCGACTGTGCCGGCTTTTACCCCACTCGCGATAAGTTCATCACGAGACTTATGTGTCCAGCCTTCGCGGTCAGCCTTACCACCTTTTCGATAAGCCCTACGAACCTTGGCGCCGAATGCGGCTTCGAGTTGAGCCCGCATTGCTGGTGGCATGAAGCTAGCATACTTCTTACCGCCTGGCGCTCCGGATTTGATGCCTTCCTTGATAGCCTTAGACATCATGAAGCCCATAGACTTCATGGCCTTACGCATCCAGTCTGGTTTCGTCTTAGCGATAAATTCAAGATACGGTGTAGCTCCATCATTAATGGTGATAGGCTCATTACTCATGGTCTCACCGTCCTTACGTTGGCCACGATTTCCAGGCAATGCATCTTATCGTCGCTATCGGATATATGATCCACATACCACTTTTTGCCGTGGATATAGATTTCATCCTTCGTCTTAGGGAGTGGTATATCCTTAACCCGCACCCAAATTTTAGCCTTATCAGCTAAGCCGGTTACAAATCCTGAACCCTTGCCATCGTACTCACCGATTTCCACGCTCGCCTTGATGGTCTTACCTTCATATGTGATTTTCTCACCAAATGCCCCCAGGAGGACGTTTTCATCGTATGTATACATATTTGTACCTCATAGGTTTAACGGGGGCGTATGGCCCCCGTTATCCTCATAATATGGCTATTACTATGCGCCAACTTTGACAGCTTGCACTAGCATAACGGTAACAGTATCTTGTGTAGCAGTTTTTGGAGCTACTGCGATACCCAATGGTTTACCGCCAGTTTTAACAGCTTTATCTGTCAAGAAGTTAACTACGTCACCGACTTCAAAAGTATCGGCTTTGTTAGCAATTACTTTGAATACGCCAGTTACTTTAATGGCGCCGACTTCACCTTGTTTCATATCGGTGATAGCCACGCCATGAAGTGCACCGGCTTCAACAATGTTACCGGCTTTTACTTCTGCAGTTGCAGTAATGTCAATGCGGTCAGTTTCTTGTACGAATTGTGTCATCATATATCGTTACCCCCCTAATTATTTACCAGCATTTTTGTAAAGGCCACGGAAATCAAGTGCACGTACGCCTACGTCCAATGCGACTTTATATTCGATACCATCCACATCGAAGCCTTGACGAGTTTCTAAGCGTGGAGCTTCTACGCCGTTCAAGAATGTAGTTTCAATAGTATCGTGTTGAGTTGCATCAGCTACTAGGTACCATGCGTCTGGATCAGTGATTTCTGCATCAGCGATAACAGTGAATCGACCTTTGTATGGGTTAACCACGCCGGAGTTAATTCCTGCCACGTCTGCAGTGGAGTTCATAAGTTGGTATGCTACCATTTCAAGTTCAGGTGGAACGATTAAGTATTTAGGCGTGATGTTAAGTGTAGCCGTGCCTTGGATACCCTTTTGACGGCGCATAGCAGTTACTGCTTTAGCAATAGCTTTTACAGATAAAGCTTCGCCTGTGGATGCAACGTTACCGTGTTTGCTGTTAAACAATGCAACGCCATCGTCCATCACTACGTCACCTGTCAATTGTGCGTATACCATTTTGTTAACCAAGCGTTTAGCAGCAGATCCGAAACGAGTTGCGATAGCGGAGAACATACCAAGGTCATCGTTGATGATAGCTTGACGAGTTAAGCTAAACAATTTGCCGTAAGTAGCGACTCTAGTTCGTGCGGAAGCTTCCTTGAATGTCATAGCTTTGAATTGGCTACCTTCTGGAACTAATTCCAAGTCACCTGCTTCAGATAATGCTACGCGTGTAGCTTCCTTGAAGTCACGATTAGAGCCTTTACCTGCCCATAATTGGTAAGTAGTTTCTGCTTCGTTAAAGCCATTCATTACGGATTTATTTGCTAAGTTGGACATGATAGCAGGGAATGTGGATGTGGAGTTAATAGCTTCACGAGCCAATTCCAAATTATCACCAAAGTTAGCACGAAGGCCTTCGCGTTGTAATGCTTCACGTGCCAATTCAACCAAGGAATGTGCGCGTAATTCGTTAGCGCCTGGTGCCGGTTCAGCTACTTGAATACCTGCCGCCATTAATACCGCGTCTTGTGCAGCCGCGCGGAATTTATCAGATTCAGATTCGCCCATTTTAACGGACACGCCTGCGTTACGCGCACGTAATTGGTCCATAACCATTGCACGTGCTTCGTCAACGGATTTGCCCAATACGATTGCTTCGTCTGCGCCTTCAACGTCGAAGTCGCGGAACATAGCAGTGATTTCGGAAGTACGTTTACGTTCTTCTTCCATAGCTTTTGCCAATTCTTCTTTTGTGATACCTGCTTCAACTGGAGCGGATTTCACTTCTGGAGTTTCAGTTACTTTTTCTTTTTCATCCATACCCTTGTTTTCCTCCTGTGTGTCAATACTTGTATGAATTTGAATATCATCTGCACTGCGACCTACGCCGACCGTAGGGTCTGCAGGTACGGATACAATGCTGATTTCTAAAGGTTCCCAATCGGTGATGACGTATGCCGGGCCTGTGAAACGGCCATTCATGGATGTAGTACTATCATCTTCTAGCACTTCATAACGGTTAATAGAGTAACCAACGCTAACACCTTGAAGCGTACCGGATTGGACTTTCTTGAATATGGCGTCGGATTGTTCATCTTCGTCAAAGCGTACTAACGCTTTACCTCGATTATCTTCAATCCACACCTTTTCGATGTGCCCCACGACCGCATCACGATCATGGTTAAATAGCACGGTGCCTAAGCCATCGTTAAATCTATCGAGATTGATACATTCTTCATCATGGCAAAGGATTTCATCGCCGAACCAACGGCCATATGGCGTTTCAGAGGAGAAGGAAAGTTCTACCGTCCGATTGTCGGAGTCGACTTGGTCAATCGTAGATTCACGGCAATAATTACCCTGAACGCTACGTTTTTCATTTTCGTCCATTATTAGCCATCAGCTCCTTCCTGTGATTGTTGGACGTTATTGTCACTATCTGGGTCCATCAATGGTTGCAACTCACTGGAATAATCTAGTAACACCCCGAGCTCCTTGGCTCTATCCTGTTCGAGTTTCCGTTGTTCAAGAACTTCTTCCCAATCACGCCCAGATGCTGCGCACACATCCTCTAAGGTTGTAAGACCGGATTTGATAGCTTCCTTATTGGCAGACACTTCCTTAACTGGGTCTATCCACGACCAACCTGGCGCGAGCCAAGATACTTCTTGATACTTGTCCTTATTCGCCAAGTAGTCCGATGGTAGTTCGCCAGATAGGTATAGCGCGTCAATAAAGGCTTTCCAAATCGGCATGCAAAAGTGTGCGATAACAAATTCTTGCCATTGTCGGAAGGTCTTTTGGTCCTCTAACAGATTTTGCCTTGCTGCAGAGAAGTTACCAGATATATTACGAGCCACGATATCCGCGCTCATTCCTAGACCGGAGGATATTCTTCGTGTCTGAGTTGCCGAGTATTCGCTTGCAGTTCCTGCATTACGTTTAGGGTCTGCAAATTCAATAGATTCACCAGGGCTAAGGTGTCTAACCATGCCTGGCGCTAGTGTCATATTAGGACGTCCTTTACTATCCCGTGGTAGCGTCGCCGTTTGACGTGCTGAATTTTGAGATGTAATGAACGCACTATAACATGCAGATACACGGGCGGCGATTAAATCCGCGTCCATGTATTCGTCAATATCGTGGATACGACGAAGGACTAATGCCAGGTGACTCATCCCTCGAAGTTGAGAGGTACGCGTAGGCTTGAATAATAAGAACGCCTGGTTAGTAGTTAACCGTAATGCGTCGAAACTGCGTAACCCCATTGGATCGCTTTGATATACGTGATACGCAACTGGCCTCCCATATTCGTTAACCTCCACGCCGTTGATGATGTTATTCTTACCATGTTGTAAGCTAACCGCGCCGATATTCTCCGCTTCAATCAATTGAATCGATAGCGGAAGATATTCGCCTTGTGCGGTTTTATTAACTAGAATTTCACCGTCATACAGCATCCGTCGTAGCGCGATAGACTGCAATTCGTAAAAGTTAGACAGACCTCGGACGTCCGCGTTTTCAGCGTCAGTCCATTTGTCCCATGCTTTTTCGATTTTGTTGTTAAGGTTTGTATTTAACTTACCTTTACCGCTCCTTACCTTTGCCTGTGGCTTAATTCCAACGCCAATTACATTACGTATCAACGCCGTAACTACAGACTCTGCTAAGTCGCTGTTCATTTCAGCTGCACGAGCTCGACCTCGAATAAGATCACGCGCTCCGGTGGCCAATTGTTCGGCGGTGCCATAAGCAGGTTGCCAGTCGCTACTCAATCGGTCCATTGACGCCGCATCATATTGGCGAATAGCCTCTCGTGCTGCGATACGATTAAGCGCCCTTTCAGGGCTAACCCAACCGATTACCTTATCTAAGATATTCATCGTCCACCCCATGTCACGTATGCATCACTTTGGAAACCGGTAGCCTCCTCATGAACACGTTGCATTAACGTTTGCTCTCGTGCATACAACACGGGAAGGTCAATTGCCTTGAACCGCTTACCGCCAATCTGTAACTCGGAATATCCTTTTGTTTCGATATCCTCGATGACTTCACGGATACGGTCCAATTGTTCGTTTACATCGCTCATGGTTCACCTCCTTATCTAAACCAATGGTTCGTATTTCCCATTCCTACGCCGTAGTCGATAGTCTCGGTTACGGAATTGGATTCTTCGTATTCTTCGGGTTCGGTTAAATACTTCACCCCCGCAATGTCTGCTACCGCAGCATTATATGTACATGTATCTAGCAAGTGATTCGTAGGGTGACCCGTGAGCGGTTTCCACTGCACCGTAACTTCACCCGTTTTCACGTTGCGGATTTCTTGTTTTTCTTCCGACCGGAGATGGTCTGTATATTCCTGTGGACAATCTTTGAACAAATGAATTGTACCTACCTCATCAATTGGCCGTACCATCCGAGCAAATATGAAGTCCTTCCAGTAGTCCGTATTAAGGACGTACAATTTAAGACCGCCGATAACACCCTTTTCAACGCTAGACATTGAGTACGGCGCCGTTAGGGTCTTATGGTTGGATGAACCCTTGAGCGGAATACATATTTCAGGGAACCTTGCACAGAATTGGTACACCTCATCCGTTCTGAAGCCTGAGTCAATGCCCGCCTTCATCACCTGTCTAGGTTCTCCGTATTCTGTTGGATATTCCCTGTTAACTATGATTTCCTCTAGGTCATCCCATGTACTGGCTTGGCCATAGTCGATAAGATAGGACTTGACGCCAGGCGCATATGCCCTAACCTCCCACCAGAAGTGGTCAAGCTGTACGTCAACGCTAGCAATAAGTAGCGTTGCCTTATCTGGTACTACACCACGCTCATAAGTTGATTCCGTGAAATGTAGCGCTTGCGTACTCTTCGTCTTAGCGCTACGCCAAGGTTCAGCTAACCAAGAGTTGATAAAGTTCATAAGTTGGTCCGGGAAATCCTTTGATGTAAAGAACTCGTACGCAACTTTCCCAAAGGCTATCCAAGGAGAGTACAAGGACGATAAGTGGTAGCCAACCGAGCGCACTCGACAATCGGGCTCGTTTTCGGTTCGCCATTCTCCGTTGCGGAGCATATCCATTTTGTGCTTATCGTGTATCACTTTCTTACAATGCGCGCATTCATAGTAGGCGGTGTCCCTGATGCGGTCCTTATTGCCTTTAGCCTCATCGGGCCATTTAATCTGTTTGAACACGAGCTTTTGATACTCACCACAGTGTGGGCACGGCACATAGTACTCTTTCTGTGCGTGAGCTTGCTTGAAAGCGGTCCAGATATTGCCATTTTCGACTGTTGGAGTTGATACCATCACGTGTTTGGCATCAACGAACGTTTTAGTACGTTCCGTTGCCAACTTAATTGGATTCGCTTCTTTACCGGAGAATACTGGGTACTTATCGACTTCATCGAAGAACACGTATTTGATAGCCCTTGACGCTAGACTCGATGGAGAGTTAGCACCGGACAATACCATGTAGTTCCCTGTGTTGAAGTTAAGTTCTAACTTTGAACTTGCGTTTTCGTTGTACATGTTGGCCAGCGGTTCTGTGTTCGTGATCATTGGCTGAACACGTTTTTCACTATTGAACTTTGCTAGCATATCTGTTGGATACACCATCATCACTGGTGCTTTTGATTGATGAAGGGCGAACCCAATCATATTGAGTTCAGCTTCGGTCTTACCAATCTGTGCACCGAAACACAGTACAATCGATTCGATTAAATCGTTGTTGAGCATATCCATTGGTTCTCTTAAATATGGAGTGCGGTGCGTGTGCCATGGCCCGGGTTCTGCACTAGTGCTTGGAAGTACTCTGAACTTGTCGGCCCATGTGGAAACGGTGTACCGCTCCGGAGGCTTGAAAGCTTCAAGTTCTTGCGCTGTCCACGTAAACGAAGTACTAGATTTGTGCGATGAATTGTAATGACATTGTTTATTCGGATTCCTGGAATCTTTCGAATTAACTTTTCTTCGTTTTCGTGTAGACGCCGTCACGCGCGTAGCTTTCGAGGTACTCGTTGACACACTCATTCACCGTCCTCTCTACAATCACCCTTGTTTCTGCATCTGGAAATTCTTTGCTAACCGCTTTGGGTAACAGCCCAAGGGATGATTTCAATTCATTAACGCGTCCAGTCCACTCCCGAGTTACGTCCTCGACCGCAATATACTGGCCTTCAAGAACTTCGTTCATTCGCTTTTCGCGTTTCGCTTTGGCTTCCTTATAGTCAGCTTCGGCTTCAAGTTTTCTTTGAGCAGCGGATTTCGTTCCATCCTTATCCTTAGACATGCCAAGCCAAACAAGAACTTCACGAACGTTCCACCACCCCGTGGCCACCTTCGGCATACCTGCACGATTATGGCGTGATATCATTTCCGGACCGAGGTCCAGTATTTGGCATAACACTTTTGTGGTGACAATGATCTCGCCGTTGTCATCGAACTTGACTTTGGGTCTTTCCGTGGCCATTTCGGGCCTCCTTCCGTAAGTGTCTATTGGTAGGGTACTTTCTACTTGAAAAAATTTTTCACATGCGGACAAACATCGCGCGGAGGCGACCACCGGCGATTTTCCGTCGAGGAAGTACCTTTTTATTTCAAAAATTTTAAAAATAATTTCAAATCTATTTAGGGTGTTTCTTTTCTCGTTAAAGCTAACAAAAAGGACTACGCGGTTGTTCGTAGTCCTCAATGCTTCGCTTCATGTTTGGGCTACCGCCCAGGAGAGAAGTGTAAGTACATGAAAGGTATCACTATGAACCACCCTACAGTGCGTGGACACGGCGCTCGATTCCGTATCCACACCCATAAGGTAACACAAAGTGCAACTATCATTTCATATCATGTTTTAGAAATTTTCAAAAAGTTTGCAAAAAGACTTGACAGCCATCTTACGTATGCGGTAGACCTGGGGCTCGCTGTAGTGCATCGCCTCAATGACGTCCTTCATGCCAAGGCCGAAGTAGTAGCGATACTCAAGGAATGTACGCTCACAATCGCTCGGCACTTGATGGATGATAGCCCATAGTTCATATCGTTCCCTTGATAGTCGCCTTGACTCCTCAAGCAAATCACGATACGCTGTCTTAAGATTCAGCTGTTGCTCTTCGGTGTTGGGGTACTCACTTCGCGCTTCTTGCTCCAGGCGTTGCAGATGCGCCTCGACGTCGGTTAGTCGTCTATGGCTATCTATCAGCCTTTGCAGTTTCCTTATTCCAGGATGTGTCCCCTTACTCGTACGTTTACCCATACGCTCACACCCTATCAATACTATCCTGTGTCATATGTAATCCATCCCTTCTACAATCTTGTACAGCTCATCGACTTCATCCTCTATCGCTTCTAATGTATCGGTAGCTTCATCCCAACGCTCGTCATGGTACCAAGGATACGAATAGGTCTTATCATCGAATTGGTCATTACCCGCTACCTTATATTCGCGGATGACTTCTTCGCTTCGTACATACGCCATCTCGTACTGTTCCTCCAAGTAGTTAACATATCGAACAGTGATTATGTATAAGTCATCCAGGTAATGCCCGTGGTCGTGTAGCAGTTTCTCGAAACTTGCACTGGTATGCATAGGCTACTCCCCGGTAATCCAACTCAAGAACACGCCTGCCTTCGCTAGGTCTTGAACTTCTTTCGCCGGATCCTTACGACCTGCTCGAAGGGAATACTTTAATGCGTTACCCTTGCACCAGCCTTTGAACTCTTCAGGCGTCAATACCGCACGAATGACGTCAACACTTTCAATGGTTAGCCCTGGCAAGGTGTAATGCTGTGGATGATGTACCGCATCGTTCATCGTCTCGTTAAGCGTACCATCAACGACGGGTACATCTAGTGTAGGTGATTCTGCTACTTCCGGCTTAGCCTCAATCTTGCCATATAGCTTAGCTTTATCCCCATCCGTTGCTACGGATACTGTTGGCTTAGCTTTAGTCTCAGCCGGTTTCACCTTAGACGGCGCCTTATATTCATGTTTCAAAGCCTCTCGACATTCCGGACAATTGACAGCAGGTCGACCTTTGCCAGTTTGTTCGAACTCCTTACCACACACCTTACAGATAGTCATCTTAGCCGATGGCTCTGGTGTAGTAGGTGGCGCTTCTGTCTTTTTACTGTCTTTTACTGTGTCCTTACTGTCTCGTCCCTTGATGATATCCATGATATCGTTGAACCCTTCCCTACAGGTAGGGCACTCTTGTTCGTTACCGGTAGCCTGGAATAGGCTTCCACAAGTCTTACATATTCTGCTCATAGTGTTATCCTTTCACATATTTATCAATCCGTGCCTTCAACGATTGAAGGACATATTCTTGTGCTTCGTCTTTCTTTTCTAAGGCTTCCATCATATCCTCGTCCCGTGTGCCTACGGAGATAAGGTGATGGATGATAACCTTTTCATTTTGCCCTTGACGATGTAACCGCTTGTTCGCTTGTTGATATAGCTCTAGGCTCCAATTAAGCCCGAACCATATTACATGATTACCGCCATCTTGTAGGTTTAGACCATATGCCGTTGATGCGGGATGTGCTAGTAGTATGTCAATCTTACCGGCGTTCCAATCGAACTCTTCATCGGCGCCTTTTAATTCTCGTACACGCAGATCCGTTTTTGCTAGTGCATCCTTCAACCTAGCACAATCGTGTTTAAAATTGTAGAACACTAACGCCGGCTTACCGTGTAGTTGTTCGATAAGCTCCATGAAGGCTTCTATCTTGCAATCATGGATTTTATGGACGTTACGCTCATCATCATACACGGCTCCGTTGGCCAACTGTTGGAGCTTATTGGATAAAGCAGCCGCACTCATGGCGGTGATTTCCTCATCTGCTCCAAATACTTCAAGGACGGCATCACGTTCCATTCTTTCATAAGCTTTCTTCGCCTTAGCATCTAACACCACAGGCACCGTATCGTACACAATCGGTGGAAGGTCTAAGTAATCGCTAGCCTTCATCGAGATACATAATGGCGCTATGGCTGACATAATCGCATCATCTGTATTCGCCTTTGGTTTGTAGCTGTAGATCACATCACGGCCTCGTTGGTCCGGGTCAAAATAATGTTCCCTAAATGCGGTGTATGTCTTACCTAATGTTTGGCCACGGTCTAACAAGTAGACCTGGGCCCATAGGTCATTCAACCCATTTGGTGATGGTGTGCCAGTTAACAGCACCATTCGGTTGATATGGTTATACATATTTGATAAGTCCTTGAATCGTTTAGCTCGATGAGATTTAAAGGAACTCGACTCATCGACTACCACCATATCGAATGGCCAGGCGTTCTTATAGTAGCTAACCAGCCACGATACATTCTCGCGATTGATGATGTAGATATCCGCCGGTGTATTTAGTGCTTGTATTCGTTTCTTTAACGGACCTAGAACTGTGGATATTCTAAGAATACCAACGCCGTCCCATTTGGCCGCTTCACGTTGCCAGGTGGCTTCCGCTACCTTCTTAGGCGCTATGATAAGCACCTTCTTAACCTGGAAGTAGTTGTATTTCAACTGGTATATAGCGGATAGGGTTATGATGGTTTTTCCTAAACCATTCAACCCATATCCAAGAATAGCCCTATCTTTTGTTGCTTAATCACTCGTGAAATACAGTAATCTTGATAGGGATGTGGCTTGAATATCATATGGCATCACCTCCTAATCTTTAACCGTGCATCCGTACTTTGCCTTCTGCATTTTGTGACGAATCTTTCGAACGTTAGTCATGATATATGACTGTACAACGGTATCATCATGCTCCTTCGCTTTTTCGTACTTACTAAGTAATTTGTACAAGCTATAGTCGGAACACATGCCATGACAGCCAGGTGCGCGCCTGGTACAGTTCTTACACGGAACTCTCGCCATGAATACCACCTTCATTCGTTAGGTAGTCCTTAACGGCTTCCGGGCCGTAAAGGATGTAAACGGTCTGCAGTAGGCTCAATAGTTTCTTACACTGCACATCCTGTAGTTGGCTTAATCGACCTCGTGTCGTTTTAAGCTCTACGAATTGAACGGTACCGTCCGGCCATATCACAATCCGATCAGGCACCCCGACATTGCCAGGCGATACGAACTTATAGGCCTTACCGCCCAACTCTCTAACACCCCGAACCAATTTCTGTTCGACTAGTTTTTCAAGCATCTATCACACCTCCATTTTGAGATTATCATTTACGCAAGGTAACAAAGTTACACTTTTTTTCTTTACATATAGATACATACCCTATTTAACCCCGTTTAACCCCTATAACGTACTTAAATATATATATTTCTACTACATATATATATAAATGTTACCTTTATATATAATAAGTACTATAAATATAGATAAACACTAGGTTTGTTAGGGTAACATTCTAGGTAACATTCGGGTAACATTCGGGTAACATAGTAACATTCTCAGGTAACATTCTTTTTGAGAATATGGGGGTATTTTCAGGAATGTTACCTTCGAAAATTACATCAATCCGGGTATAATTGAGAATCCTCTTTGGGCGCCATAAGGCCCAAATTTTTTCATCGAATCAAACCTCATTAAGAATGGAATGTTATCTAAAATTTGATTAAGCTCTCGGCTATCTGACTTCTTCATCCAAGATAGCGGACGCCCGAAACATTCAACCCATACTTCTGCAGCACACACCCTGTCACGGAACACTAACACCTGTCCAGGGACCGCATGTGTGCCAGACATAAACATGTCCCGTGCTTTAGGAGACATCGTGCTCCAATTCTCAGGTACTTTCTGTTTCAAGAACTCAGCTACCACACCTGCTTTAGCATTTCCTTCCATATGGCTTTCACGTGCTACATTTGCAAGGCGAAGTACTTCCTCATTATCTTCAATAATTAAGCTTTCCCCTTGACGGTATCTAGCTTTGGCTTCCGCCCACAGCTGATCCACTTCACCGGGTAAATTCTTAAATACATTTTTTGTTGGTTTCTTTAAACCTAATTGAATTGGCCAAAATCTACGATTGCCTGTAATATCCTTTAAGAACTCGTGTTGGTTAGTGGAACCAAAAAACACGCATTGGCGGGGATATTCTTCCGTACGCCTGCCATACGCCTTACGGAATACGTCGACCTGGCGTGATAAGAATTGTTTCGATGCATTCTCTTCCGCCTTGGAATACCCGGCCATTTCACCGCCTTCAACTAGCCAACTATTTTGGATACTTTCTGCAGCTTCTTTACCATCAAAAGTATTAAGCCCATCAGCATACCAATCCTTGCCCATGAGACGGATAAGAGATGATTTCCCTATCCCTTGGGCACCGACTAATACAGGCATGGTGTCATACTTGCATCCAGGCTCATAGGCACGGGCTACTGCAGCTACGAAGGCCTTGCGACCTACCGCACGGGTATACACGTTATCCTCTGCGCCCAGGTAATCGATGAAGATTGTATCTAATCGTTCCACACCGTCCCAGGTAAGACTATCCAAATAATCTGTCACTGGGTTGAATGCGTTTTGTTTCGCTATCAGTAACACGCTATCTAGGACTTTATCTTTACCGGTAATATCAAATCTGTTTTCAAGGTACCACTGAATACCACTATCATCTGTATCAGTCCAAATGCGTTTACCGTGTTCCGATAGGGCCCATGGTAAGGCACCCATCGCCATATACCGACTACCGAACTTATCATATGCGATACGTCCCTTGATGGCCGGGTCATGCGTTAAAATCTTAAGGATATTATCACGGGTTTTCTTAAGCCCGTTGTTCTCGTTATACTTGAGGTCTGCGGACTTCATCCATTCCGTCTCGAGCATAGCGTTGGCGTCAAGGTCGGTCACATCGGTAGTATTAGATTTACTTATCGATTCCTGAAACACATTCGTAGCTGACTCACGCGCACGTTCCTGTTGGATGCTGATGGCCACCTCTGAGTCCTCAAAGGCGAGTTTACTCATCGCGAGGAACGACGGCATCTTATGTGGTGGTGTGCCGTCCTTGGCCGTCTCGTCAAGGTCATGGAACTTATGTAATCGAACCAGGTCAAAGGCGTTCACGAGTTGGCCACCACACGGATCCGTATTGTGATGTGAGTATAAAAACTTATCATCGTCATATATCACCGCACCGCCGATGGTAGAACCTTCGACGTAGGTTAGGCGGTCGTTTGAACCGTCAACGTAAGCGTAGGCGTGAGGTAAGAACGTATCGATAGCCTCACGGATACCGTACTGCCTACAAAAGGCGCCTACGATACCATGCTTAGTTAGAGGGTCCTGTTGCTTCGTAAGAAGCTGTTTCACTCTAACCGAAGTCTCGGAGCCTGGTACCTGTGGCCATGACGCCACATCACGCCAATCGGTGTACTCAGCCAGGATGCCGTCAGCCGATAAGAACGGCTTATCCGCATATTGGAACACATATTGTGCATCGCTAGAACATCCTGGCCAGTACATGAGCCTAGAGGCTTCGAACGTAGTCGAGTCCATCATGCCTATACCAATTAAGCTGGCCACCTTACGAGCGATAGGCTCGTACTCATCCGGCGTCATGGTGCGGTCGGTTGGAATGACTACACGTAACCGCGGACGGTGTGGCGTGTGTGAACGAGTACTGTACACGACGTACGCCATGCCTAAAGTGTCCACTGTACGCACTACATTATCCGTTTGACCAGGCTCAATGGCGTCAAGGTCAAGAGTGATAAGGTCACGACCTGTGACATTAATCGCCTTACGTTGGAGACCGATTAAGCTACCTCCGACGAACCCGCCGACGTCCTTCAGTTTAGCCTGTGCGGACTTTGGAAGCTGATGATACTGCTCAACGGTCTCCGTAGTACGTTGCGGTGTACGAAGTCGTTCAATGAACTCGGACCACATCAGCTCCGTTTGAGCCCATTGTTTGGACGTGCGACTTTGGCCTACGCTAATTATTAGTTTTTTATCATTAATCATATGGCCAACGCCCTTTCTACTCCTTCATATAATAATCACTGGTGAATCCGGCCGCTGAGAGGTGTAACCCTTCCGCCCAGGGAATCGGAGCCCCAAATAAAGCGTTAACCTTATTAAGCGTTTCATCCTTACCTTCGGCCGGGATTTCCATAACCGCTTCATCGTGGATGTGCATAGTAATTGGATATCCGGCTATCGTTAATCGTCTCAACGTAACTGCCAGGCAGTCACGAGCTACGGCTTGGGTAATGTTTTCTACGAGTTTCCCCCCGTATGTACTGTCATCCACCCAGGCGTTGTTGAATTGCGCCTTGAAATGGACGGCGTCCTTACCGAATTGGTTTTCCTTGATATACGCACCAGGATAAAATAGCTTCCGCCCACTTGGTAACTCAATTGTCATGTAACGATAGCCGTATATTGGATCAATTTCTAAACGAAATATAATGCCGTGGTCAAGGCCCATAGGGTTGCCCGTGGTTACTGTGTACACCGCAGCGTTTTCTACCTGGTACCATAAGTCCCGAATACGCGGTGACGCTTCACGCCATAATCGAACAATGTCCGGAAGTTCTTCTTCCGCAAGCCCCATATCAAGGGCGCCCATAGCCTTTAATGCGTTGACGCCTCCTTGATATCCAAGGGCTAGTTCTGCGACCTTACCCTTTTGTCGTAGGTGTCCGTTTTCACCGTGTTTCACGACGGGAACGCCAAACATCGATGACGCCGAAGCACAGTAGATATCACCATCATGGGCGAATACCTGCTGACGCCACTGCTCACCGCTTAGCCAGGCGATAACCCGAGCTTCAATGGCAGAGAAGTCAGCCACGCATAATGTCTTACCCTCTGGGGCGATAATAGCCGTACGGATTAATTGTGAGAGCGTATCCGCTACATCACCATATAAGAGCTCCAACCCTACTCGATTACGATGTGTCACGAGTGAACGTGCGACATCGAGCGTTTCAATGTAGTTTCTTGGTAGGTTTTGGACCTGTATAAGCCGTCCCGCCCATCGTCCAGTACGATTAGCTCCGTAAAACTGTAACACGCCTCTGAGGCGATAATCTGATCCCCAAGATTCTTCCATCTTGACGTACTTTGATACGGATGATTTGGCCAGTTTCTTGCGTAGGGTAAGCACACGTTTGGCCACTTGATTAATATCACTCTTAAGAGCACTATCAACTGTATCCTTCGTTAGATTAGGCAGGTTAGCCCCTGTGTTGGTGTTAATCCAATTAAGAAGCGCCTGTGTAGAGTTTGGATTGGCTAGCCGGGTAATATCCTGAGCTTCCTTTGTAAGAATATTGGTGTTTTCCTCATCGATGCAAAGGGCGCCGATAACCAGGTCATGGTCGATGAGTACACCACGATTATTGATTTCAATATCGATGTACCAATCGTTCCATGTCTCATCAGGTACCGGAAACGATGCCAGCCGTTTATAACATTCCATTTCAGTAACTACATCCTGCCGGTTGTATTCGACATAGGTTCGCCATTTTTCTGGCTCATGATGTGGCAGGTTACGAGTTCGACCGCCGTTAGACTTAGTCGGTTTACAAGGAATACTAAAATATCGGATTAAAGCCTTGCCAGCTTTATCCTTTAATTTATCTTGCGGTAGCCCTAGGGCAACGCCTAACTTAGCAAGGCCCATAGGATACCCTAAATAGGCTCCGTGTATCATCGTGCAGTGCCATTGACGTAAAGGCGTAACATATCCGGCCTTATTGAGACAGGTGATTTCAAACTGAGCATTGTAGGCATGTTTAATGACATCCGGATTTTTGAGGTCTGCAATAACCTCATCCGGTATTGTTTCCCCTTGTGCTAGATCCACGACTTCAACATGGCCAAAGTCATACGCATATGCGAATAGGAGGATTTCGAAATCCTCCGCTTCGACATATTTGTATACCCCTGCGCCGATGTCATTGGATGAGAATGTTTCAATATCAATGTTTAAGTGGCGCATAATGGCCACCTATTACATTGGAAGGCCAGTAACAGGGTTGATAGCTGGAACAGCTTCAGCTCCACCGAATACATTTGCTGCGCTACCTTGAGGAGCTCCGAATACGGATGCAGCGGATGCAGGTTGGCCACCGCCAAGAGGTTCGCCGTCACGTACTTTTTGCACAGGGCCTAAACCGGCGGAGATACCAGATGATTGGTTATTGTAGAAATAGAAGTTAACCAATACATTGGCATACATGCCAGAGTATACTTGGCCAGGTTCAGTAAGTGGTTGACCTTGAAGGTCGACTACTTCTGGCTTGAACTTCATGGATTGAGAAGCATTGAATACGTAATGACCTTTACATTCAGGGCCGTATTCTTTACCGCCTGGCGTGTAGCCATCACCATCGTGAATTGGTGTTTTAGGTTGAGCCGGTACTTTGGCACCATGTTTAACACGTGCATCAGCGATTGCTGCTTCAATAGCTTGCTGAATTGCTTGAACTTGTGTGGTGTCAGATTTTGGTACAAGAATCATAGCACTGTATTTAGCTTCGCTAAAATTGTTAGGGTTAGTATATGGTTCAAGTAAATGAACAAAGGATAAACGTACGTTTTGTAAAAGAACTTCTGTTGGTTTGCATTGGAATGCCATAATTAATTACCTCCATTGGTATTAAATACTTGCGCCGCACTAGGTTGGTTCGTGATACGTGGGCGCTTATCCGTATCAACTACAAGAGTAGGTTTTCCAGGGTTCTTAACGACCTGGTCGCCTACGAGTTCATTAAATTCCTTCTTACCGATGGCCTTTTCGATTTGAGCCAAGGTAAGAACCTTACGTTCATAGAGGATAGATTCATCTACCCCGCCATTAATAAGGGTTTGAATGGCGGCATCGCCATCTTGGAATACACGCGAGCCTCTGCCCTCTACTGCTTTCCAACCAGGCACCTCCGCACCGGCTAAGGATTCAGATAATGCGTATTCCTTGATATCCTTGTACCAAGATTCAATATCCTTGCCATGTTCTAAGTAGGTGCCTAGTTCTTCAAGGCTAATCAGACGAGGGTCTTTAGAAGTGAGAGAGTGCATCGCATCGAAATGTTTACATCGTGTTCGACATTGAGCCTTTGCCCTGCAGAACCCACACCAGGCGCCAGCCTCAAATGTGTGGCCTTCCATTTCGTAGGCCTCCTTAGCCTTTGGCGCGACTACCTCCTCACCCCATTTACGGAGCGCATCGGCGGACATTTCAAACTCTGAAATGTTGTTAACACGAGGCTGTACAATGGTCATCTTAATAGTGCTGAACTTATACAAGAGACTATAATCGTGCATCGCCCCGAGGGCATATAACATCATCTGTGGATTGTGATCCGCATCAACTACAACACCTTTTCCGTGTTTATAATCGACGATATGGAGCGTATCACCGGCCAAGATGATACAGTCCGCCGTACCGAATCCTTCGGGTACATATTGGCTAAAGTCAACACGCTTTTCGATGACCACCACAGGAGCGACCTTGTAACTTAACATGATGGACTTGATGTATTCAAGATACACGTCTGTGGTTTCGTCCATTTCAGGCGCCCATAACTCATTCTTTTTGATTTTGTTATAGGCCCTGGTGTAAGTACCTTTGGCCATTGCTGTAGTGTATTTTTTTAATTTCAATTCACATAGTTCATGTGCGAGGGTTCCTTCCTTTGCATACTCTGATGTAGTATCTGGGAAGGTCGCCTCTAAACGAGGCGCCCCCGTACAATGTAGCCACCTATGGGAACTTGATGCGCTTAGTAGCGCATGACTAGCCATTAGATTCGAGCCCCCATGTTGCGAAGGTCGACTACGAGATTAGGGAATTGATCCTTTGGAAGCTCAGGAAGGCTTGCCACTTTGTACTTTTGCATTAGACCAACGATTTCATTCGTGCGACCTGCATCCATTAATGGTTGCAATGCCACTTGAATTTCTTCCAAGGTATATTCCTTAACCGGTGCTACAGGTACAGCCGGTGTAGGCGGTGCTTGCATTGGTTCTGGAGTCGTTGGTACCGACACAGATGTCGGTACCACAGGTGCTACTGGAGTAGGATGAGCGACTGGAGCCACCGGCGGAGCTTGGACTGTGGCGGGTACCACAGGAGCTGTGGGCGGTTCTTCCGTCGTAGGTATATTACTGTAGCTGAGGAACAATTTAAGTTCTTCACAAAGAGATACATAATTTTTTGCTTCAAAAGTAATTCTTATCATGAGTAAAATCCTTTCTGGTTAATATCTAAATAATGCCGTTAACGTGTAACAGCATGAGAACACAAACACCTAAGATGATGAATACGACTTGGCATGCTCTAGTCACCCAGGTATCAATCTTTGTAAGTCGCTCCGTAACAATCTTGTTACGTTTAGATTGTTCCCGTAGGGATTTACTAACATCCCACGGACTAGGTGGAGGTGTAATAGGTGCTTTAGGTGAAATTAACTGCTCTATTGCAGTATCTTTCACAATCCGTTTTCTTCTATTTTTCCGAGCCATTCGCAATACCCCCCCTAAGATAATTGTTCTTTGGGTTTTGTAAATCCCGGTTTATCAATAAATTCCATAACCGTACAGGTTACTGCCTTTGCAAACGCGTGCGGGTCTCGGCTATAGTCGTGAGCGATTGAAACAACTGCGCTAGCTAACATTGCGCCAAGTACCTTCTGATCTGTTAATGTGGTTCTACATGCACATCGGCAGGAGCTGTAGTCTTCGCTCAAATCCATATTGATTGATAGTGTGTGAGTTTTAGATTTATTCATAGTGACCTCCTAAATGCGACGTTGAGCAGCAACTTCTTGCGTTAACTCATCAACCAATCGTTCCAACTTGCTGATACGGCTTTGCGCATCCTTAGCCTCAGCGAGGTAATCAGAACCTTTGCCTGTTTTAAAGGCAAGATTAATGGTGTATTGGCTTTCACCGCCTAATGTGGCGCCGAAGCCTACCATAACACGTTCATTAGGTCTAGCGAATACACCAAGTGCTACGGCGTTTGCCTTACGGTAATGACCGTAACTTACAGCGTAGCTGACCTTATCGTTTCGGTTGAACTCCAAAGGATGGAGCCCTGCTAATGCTGCGGAGCTAGCGCCTAATCGATTAATTCGTTGGTCTGTTGCGTTGATGCGGTTATTAATTTCACCCGCCATGTTGTATTGGCGGTTTTCTAAATTAGTGATACGCGTTTCGTGGTTAGCAGATGTATCTTGAAGCGTGCTGATATCAGCCGTATTAGTACGCACTTTCGCGCCGAGATTATTAATCTCGTCATAAGCCGCAAAGAGTTGACTACCATTGACCGCGTCCAAGCTATCCGCTTCAACACGTCCGGCACTCACGTTTTGGAGCTGACGATTATATTGAGCTACGCCACCCGCACCAGTACGCGCTTTTGAACCAAAGGAAACTACGGCGCCAGGTTGCTCGCCGGCGAAGATGTGGCGTGTACCGTTAAGGTCTACCCCATCAACTCCGACCGCATCATCGGTCACCGAGTTGGTGCCGATGGCAACTGCGTTTGCCTTATCAGCTAATGCATTATTACCAAATGCAACTGCATCCGTAGCTAACGCTTTGGAGTGTGTACCAAATACTAGTGCTCCTTGGGCGTTAGCTTCGGAGTTCGAGCCGAACACGAGTTGTTCCTTTTGGGAGCCAATTTTGTTGTTGTAGCCAACTACGGCGGACTGACCACCTGCTATGGTGCCATTGTTAGCACCAATTGCGACGGAGTTTTCTCCAGTTACGTTGTTGGACCGACCAAAGGCCACGGAGCTTTCACCTGAGACGAACGCACCATTACCGATAGCAACGCTATCATAAGCTGCAGTTCTAGCCTGATTACCGATGGCGATGGTGTACTCAACTAAGCTCTCAGCATGAGAGCCGAATGCGAAGGAGTTACGGCCGGATGCTTTTGCATCGTTACCACCGGCGAAACCATTTTCCCCAGTTACCGAATTATTCGTACCAAAGGCGATGCCGTTTGGGGCGGATACTGTATTTTGTGTACCTGCAATAAAAGCGGATGTAGCGTTTGTAGTTGTTGTATTATTCGTACCAATCACTAGGCTTGCGTCCCCATTAGCGGTGCCATTAGGGCCTAAATTACTACCTTGTGCGAATACGTTAACCGCTAATGCGGAGATCGCGAGCGTGGATACAATTACTTTCTTGTTCATAGTTCAAATACCTCGTATAATATAAGTGTCAAATTATTTTGATGTGGCCGTGTCAGTATTCCCAGTACTGATGCGGTCATTTTCTTTTGGGCGTTTAAGAATATCAAAGTCAGTAGGACCGCCGATATCAACTTGTGCATGAGCCCAGGTGTCATAGTCGAAGCCAAATTTCTTAAGCTCGACTACGGCTTGCTTCCCTGAAGCGGAGCGATCAATAATGTTATTCAATGCATTCCGTGCGGACTTCAGCTTACGAATCTCAATTTCGTAAGGTTTGGCCACTTCGAGGACTGCATGCCACTTTTGGCCCTTCTCGGAGTTAACATCGAGATTGTCATACCACCATTCGTGGAGTGGTTTGCACATGCGTTGGATGAAATTATCCGCATCAGGTACGAGCTTATTCGCTAGTGTGCCATAGCCAAGTTCTTCCAAACGTTGGGCGCCTTTCCGTGCTTCACGTAAGCCGTTAATGACTTTGTGGAATGCTTCAGCAGCTGCTACACGTCCGTCAGCCTCAAGGCTAATGTAGTGTGATTCGAGCGCTACGCTTTCTGCTTCGGTTTGTTCCAGAAGCCGAGCGTTGTACAGACTTCTAACAAAGGTCCGTACGTTGTTCTTTGTAGGGTTCTGCATAGAAACCTCCTTTCTGCTAAATTGCAAAATATACTACCGTTGGGCTCCGTACCAATTGGCCATCATTGCCCATGTGAGGATATCCTCACTTAATACTGACTAAAATCAAATAATAGCCCGATGTCGATACTTAGCTTATCGGCTAAGATAACAGCCTTCCTAAAGGACATCGACTTATTCTTTCCACTCAGATGACTATATAGAGTTCCATAGTGCATCCCGCACATCTCAGCGACGTCTTGAATGGTCAAGCCCTTATCAGCTAGCACCTTACGGAATACTTCCGGCTTCATGCGGTATCCAAATCGGTTGCCCCAGGTCTTTTGTTGAATCGAACACTGGTCGAATAAGAAATCTATTCGTTGGCCAAGTCCTTTTGCGACTAACCTGGCAGTACTCATACGTACAGGTAGGTACTGTGATATCTTAACTAATGTCGTGGAGCTAATTCCTAGGACTTCGCCGAAACTACAGAGCCCATACGGCGTGTTATCGTAAATCAGTTTCTTAAGGTCGAAACCGTTCTTGAGCCGCATCATCGGGATGCTTGGTTTCCGCCTCATCGTTGTCTCCTTTGGAGCCGTCTTATTGTTTGCCCTTGCTCGGCCACAATCCATAATGCTAGGCCTAAAGCGCATTGCACAAAATACTGAGTAAAGCCTATGCGGTCAATCTCGAGGCTACCAACGGAGCCCATAAGGATTAACCCGGCTACTAATTTAAGAAATGCATGCATGATTAAATGCCTCCTTGATGTACTCTTCACTTCTCCCTGTTCGAGCCAGGTATGTTTCAAATCCGAACCGGTCAATGAAGAAGGTTCGTTTCTTGCCTTTGCCATAGCAATAGGCGAAGGCTTTATAATGGTTGTTAGCGATGCCCTCTCTAACCGCTGTAAGGGTTAGGCCTAAAACGCTAGCCATTTGTTTCACTGTAATGGTTGGGTTCATAACATCGCCAACACAGTGACAAAGTAGATGAGGATAACTGCAAGTGTTACCGCCATCAAAAGTCCAAAGATTCGGTTGAACCAGAGGTCAATCTTAGCGGTTCGATGAATCTGTTGGACGTGTAAATGTTCGATGATGATACGATCATCATTTTCATTGTTCATAGTTACCTCCTATACCGGCATATTTATTAACAAAATACACTTGCCCTTTACCGGTCACTTTTGTTGTTCTGGTAATTCGAGTGCTTCCATCTGAATTTACCAGTGTACTTTCTTTAACCTCAAACAGGCCTAATTCCATAGAGCGCTGTGTTGGCATGTTCTTGCTATTACCACTTTTGATGAGGTACCCATCAGAGCGTAATTGTTCAAACAATCGCTTCTGCCCGGTGTCTACACCGTTTTGTTTTAGTAACTTTGCTAAATCACCTATTAAAATACTTGTGTGGCTAGTGGCGACCGCATCAGCGAACAAGACTTTCGGAGCTTGTTGCACAATAGTTAGCTCTGCATGTTTACGTGCAGCTTTTTCAGTTTTAAGCTGAGAGGCCAACTCTATGAGGAAGTCTGGACTTTGTATCGCCTGTTTCAGTACAGTATCAGTCATGTACGCCCCATGCATACGTACATTAGGAAGTACTTCATGCGTTATCCAGCGTTTAAACTCTTTCGCCTCTTGTTTTCGACTTGAAAGTACTAAACTATATAAGCCATATTCATTTACTACCGACTTCTCAGGGTTACCAGGGGTACCGTCATTTAAAATGACGCTATCTTTTTCATCCGCGTCTAATCGGCTTAACGCCTGCCTCGAATTGTTGATTTCTAAGCAGTCACATACATCTTTAGCTATAAACCAGGGCACATTATTGCGCATTAGGATTCGCACGTTGCCAAATACGTCATTGGTAAATACCTGTACATTATTCAT